GTAGCTTTAGAATTACCAGCACCTTTTAGTTGCCAAGAGCCTTTTCCATTTGGAGTTATGTGTTGGTTCTTACCCATTTTGGTTACCTCCTTTCTATATATATTATATCAAATTAGAAAAAAAGTATTAGAACGTAATTTATATTATTTATTAAAGAACATTGAAAATGGAATAGTTAGAGTTATATAAGCTTATATTAAAATTATGTAACAAAATGTAAAAGACATTGCATTGTCTGAGTATATAACATATAATGTATACACAGACACAGAAGGAGGAGTGTTTGAAATATAATGAAAGAAAAGAGTATTTGAAAGAATACAGAAAAAACAAAAGAAAAATAACTATAGATTTAACTATAGAAGAAAAAGAAAAACTTGATTATATAGTTAAATATAGAAAAGAAACAAACAATAAATATACAATGACCGAATTTATAAGGGAATGTATAGAAGAAAACTATAAACAATAAATAGTAAACAAAAAAAGAATAATTAAGTAATTAAAGTTTGGCGACTCAGTACTTAACTATTCCTAGAAAACAATCTGTATTTTATTATACAGACACGTTTTATATTATTAGACTACTTATAAAAATAGTCTTTAAATATTATAACACATATAAAAATAAAAAGACAACGGAGGACTAATGAAAGATATAAACAAAGATAAAATAGAATTAATATACAGATATAATTCGCTATTAGATAATTATACATTAATAAAAGTAAATGAAAAAATTTTAAAAGATATAACAGTTAGTGATATGGGATATTATACTAATAATTTTGGAAAACTTTTTATGGCATTAAAATTAAATATTCCATTAGATAAGTGTGAGGTTGTAATAAATCCAGATAATGAAGAAAAATTAAACAAAAAATAACGGAGGAGGTGATTAATATTTACACTATTATAGATGCCATTAAATCTAAAATAATAAATCCTAAAAATACATGGAAACTTAAAGAGAATGGATATTCTGATAAAGTTAATATGTTAGGGAGTGAAATTGGATTGAAGCTTAATGAAGAAATATATATAGAAAAGAAAATAAAAGGAGAATTTAAAGGTTTTTTTGGATTCTTTAGAAGAAAAATACAAGAATGTATGATTTTATTAAATTTTAAATTAATGATGAAATATAAACTTAGAATTTTAGAAGAAGAACAAAGAGCAGAAAGAGAATCTGCTTAAAAAAATTATAAAGGAGATACGAAAGATGAAAGAAATATACTTATATGAATTTAATTTCATAGTAAATGTAATATTCCCCTTAGTAATGTTCTTAGGGGGAATGATACTAAATAACTATCTTATATATATAGATAGAAAGAAAAGAATACAAGAAAGAAAAAGAAAACAATTAGAACAACAAATAAAATGGGAAAGAATAGTAGAATGTCAAAGAACATTCGACTAGGAGGTGGATTATGTATGATGTAGATGATGAAAGATATTTAAATCCAGATAATAAGTCATATAGAGATTTATTAAGTGAAAACGGATACTTAGAAGATGAAGTCCAAGATTTAGAAGAATATTACGAAGAATTAGAAGATAAGTACAATGAGTTAAAAGAAGATTACGAAGAATTAGAAAGTGCATATATAGCATTAGAATTTAAATATAATGAACTTAAAAAACAAGAAATAAAAATGATTCAATTATCATTTGATAACAAAGCACTAGAACAAGAAAACAAAGACTTAAAAGAAAAATACAATACATTAATAAATAAATTAAAAGTATAAGAGAATATCAATGAAAGAAAAGACAATTGAAAATAGTATAAAAAAATACTTAAAAGATAATAATATATATTATTTTAAAGTACACGGTGGTTACTATGGTGTTTCTGGAATACCAGACATTATAGTGTGTTACAAAGGTAGGTTTGTAGCACTAGAAATAAAAAACGAAAATGGTAAGACTTCGAAGATGCAAGATATGCACATTGAAAATATACGAAAGTCTGGAGGAATTGCCTTTGTAGTTAGAAGTAGAGAGGAGGTGAAAAAGATAATTGAAGATATTGAAACTGTATAAGTATCAAAATGAATACTTTGACTATGTAAAAGAAAATAATAAGAAAAATTTTATATATGATATGGCAACAGGTACGGGTAAGACTATTATGGCAATTAATCACTGGCAATATTATTACAAAGATAAGCCTTTACTAGTAGTTGCACCTGCATCAAAAGTAAATGAAGGGGGATGGCAACGAACAATATTAGAATATGTAATAAAACCTAAATTTGAAGTAATATCATACAATAAATTATCTAAAGATTATATTAAATATAAAGATTATTTTGTTGTGTTTGATGAATGTCATAGAATTAAAAATTCAACAGGTGTCTGGGGAAAATCAGCATTTAATTTAAGTTTAATTGCAAGTGGATTTATTATGCTATCAGCAACTCCTATACCTAATGGTTGGGAAGATATAATAAATTATTTAAAAATATTTGGATTAATTAAAAATAAAACAGAGTTTTATAAAGAATATTGTGTTACTGATAATATGTTTGGATATTTGAGGATAATAAAATACAAGAATACAGAAGAATTAAATTCTTACTGGCATGTAATATCTAAAAGACTTAATAAAGAAGATGCTTTAGATTTACCGACATTAACAGAACAAATTGTAAATTTTAATAGATCTCCAACATATAATAAGATTTTAAAAGAAAGACAATTAAATGAAGTTATATATGATAGTAATATGAAGCTAAGACATGGACTTAGATTATATACAAGCTTAGATGATAAATTAGGATATCTAAAAGAATTTTTAGAAAGTACTGATGATAATATAGTAGTTTTTTATAACTATAATGAAGAACTTGAAAAAATATCAGAAATATTAAAAAAGACTGATAAAAAAGTTTATCAGTGCAATTCCAAAATTAAAGATTATCCTAAACAATCTAATTGGAATAATCTACAAAACACAGTTACTTTAGCAAATTATAAAAGTGGAAGTGAAGCCGTAGAACTCACTTATGCTAATATTATAATTTATTTCAGTCCAACTGAAAGCTATACCGAATACGTTCAATCAATCGGTAGATGCTACAGAAATGGACAGACGAAAAAAGTATCTGTATATAAGTATATTACAACAAATACAGTAGAAAATCAAATTTATGAAAGTTTAGATATGAAAAAAGATTTTAATTTTAATTTATGGATAGAAAAAAATATAGAAAATAGGAGATAGATAAATGGAAATAGAGAAAAGTAATAGTGTAATTCTAAATAGAGACAAATATATAGGTGGTAGTGATATGCCATATATATTAGGACTAGCAGATAAAGATATAATTGAATTTGCAAAAGAAAAATTAAATATCATACCTAAAACATTTACAGGTAATCAATATACATATTATGGTAGTAAAATGGAAAAACACATTAGAGACTATATAAGTAGATTATACAAATGTAATTATAAAGAAGCAACAAAAATAGACAATGAAAGAGGACTTAGAGGCAATTGTGACGGATTAGATTTATCTTCAAATTATCCTTTAATTGAAATAAAAACATTTGGGAAAGAATTAGATGTAAATTATTATGAGCCACAATGTAGGTTCTATATGGAAATGTTTAATGTTCCTAGTTGTGTATTAATAGGATATAAAAGACCTGATGATTTCTTTATAGGAATAGATCCAGTAAACTATAACGATTATGATTTTAATTTGGATTTTAATCCTGAGAATATAGTCATACATGTATTTGAAAGAGATAATGAAAAATGGCAAAAATATTATAAAAGAATACTAGACTTTAAGGAAGTTATGAGAATCTTAAAAGAAGAAAATGATGAAGAAAAAGCAAGAAAAGTGTATCTAGGAGAAAACCTTGTAAATGCTATAGATGAAATGAAAAATATGCTTAATGAAGTAAATAAAGCAGAACAAATAATAGAAACATTTAAAAAAATGAAAGAAAAAGTAAATGAAGAAATGGAAATGAAACTATTAAATAGATTTAAGAATTCGGACTTTACTATTAGTAGAATAACTCCAAGTGTTAGAATTTCTAAGACAATAGACTTTGATGAGCTTTTGAAGAAAGATAGAGACTTATATAAAGATCTAGTTGATTATAAAGAAACAAAAACAAAAGGATATATAAAAGTAACAATAAATAATAAATAAGGAGGCAAGAAATGAGTTTATTACCAGAGAACAAACCAAAAGTAAAAGATATAACACCTAAAATATTCTTAATATGGGGAGATAGTATGACAGGTAAGACTTACCTAGCAAAAAGTTTTGAATCTCCTTTGTTATTAAATACAGATGGAAATGACAGGAAAGTAGATACACCTTCAGTTACAATAACAGATTGGAGAATATTTATAGAAGTTGTTAAAGAATTACAGCAAAATAAAGATACATATAAAACTATAATAATAGATCTTGTAGATGATATAAGGACACTTTTAGATAACTATATTATAGAAGAATATAACAAAAAAGCTAAGGAAGCAAAAAATAATAAGATAGCAGAAACAATTGGAGATATACCATTTGGACAAGGATATACACAAAGTACTTCTATATGGAAGAATACAATGATGATATTAAGCGGAATGGATAGAAATATTATTTTTATATCACATATAAAAGCAGGAAAAGAAGAACAAGAATTTGAACCATCATTAGATCAAAAGTACTTAAATATCACAATGGGAAGATGCGACTTAGTAGTTAGATGTACAAAAAGAGGAAACTCATATTATAGGTTAGCAACAAATAGAAGAGATGACTATACTTTAAATGATATAAAAGATGAAAAAATGAGAGAAATCATGAAGACAATAACAGGAGCATTTAAAATAGAAATGCCAACAATGATGCAAAAAAAATAGAAATAGAATAGGAGAAAAGAAAAAATGGAAGAAAATAAAATAGAAGCAGTAGATTTAGGATTAGTAGATGAAATGTTAGGATATGATCCTACAGAAGAACCAACAGCAGCATTTGAGGAAATACCAGATGGAAGATATGAAGGAGCTATAGCAGGAGCAAGATATACTTTAACTAGAGAAAAGAAATTACCTTTAATTAGCTTAGTAGTAAGTGTAATGTCTCCAGAAATAGGAATGAGAGATATATTTGTAGGGTATGTATTAGGAGGGCAAATGAAGAAATTTAATGCTAAAAAATTATACCACACAGTTACAACATTAGGTTTAAATATAAAACCTGAACACTTTGCAAATACAGATATTTTAGTAGGAGCTTTAGGAATGCTTAATAATACACCTGTAATATTAGAAAAAACAACAAATGACAAAGGATATGCAGAGTATAAGCTTGAAAAAAATGATGTATTTACAATAACTGAAGAAGATTTACAAACAGAACCAGATATTGAATTTGATAAAAAAGAAATAGGTCAAGTACCATTAGTATAATGGAGGAGATATGTATATTACATATGATATTGAAGTTTTTAAATATGATTGGATGATAGTATTTAAAGAAAAAGATGATTTTAAAGTCATATGTAATGATGTGCTAGAGCTTAAAGACTACATTAATAAAAATAGAAAAAAGATATTAATAGGATTTAATAATTATAATTTTGATGATGTAGTCTTAGCGAGCATATTATTAGGAAAAGATCCTTATATAGTATCACATGAAATATTAAGAGGGATAAAACAAAAAGTAAGATTAAATATGATTACATTAGATATGATGCAAGAATTACCTTCTAATATATCACTTAAAGCTATAGAAGGGAATTTAGGATATTCCATAATAGAAACACCTATTGATTTTAAATTAGATAGAAGTCTTACATATGATGAAATAAATGAGGTTATTAGATATTGTAAAAACGATGTTATTCACACTGAGTACATATTTAAAATAAGGGAAGATTATTACAAATCCAAAGTAGAAATAATTAAAGAATTTAATTTACCACTTAAAAGTATAAAACTTACTAGGGCAAATTTAGCAAGTGCTGTATTAAAATGTGAATCTCATATAATAGATGATGATAGACTTAAGTTTGAATATTATCAAGGTTTAAACTTAAATATAATACCTAAAGATATAATTAACTTTTATAATAAAGCAAAAAAAGATTATTTAAATGGAGTAGATTACAAAGAAATAGAAGCAAGACAATTTAATAGCAATATTTTAGGCGTAGAACACATTTATGGATTTGGTGGATTACATGGAGCATTAAATAATTATATAGGAACTGGAAAATTCTTACACATAGATGTTTCAAGTTTTTATCCATCATTAATAATTGAAGGAAATTATATGAGTAGAAACAGCTTAGAGCCTCAGTTATATAAAATAATAAAAGAAAAAAGATTACAGTATAAGAAACAAAATGATCCTAGACAAGGTATATACAAAATAATATTAAACTCTACATTTGGAGCGATGAAGTCAAAATTTAATAGACTATATGATCCAAAGCAAGCAAATAACATTTGCATAAACGGACAGTTGATACTTACACAGTTAATACTAGAATTAGGAAAATATTCGAAGCTTATACAATCAAACACAGATGGAATAATAATTAAATACAAGGAAGATAATTTAAAAACTATAATAAATATAATAGAAGATTTTTCAAAGAGAATGAGACTAAAATTCGATATAGATTATATCACAAAGCTTATACAAAGAGATGTAAATAACTATGTTGTACTTTTTGAAGATGGAAGAATATATGCAAAAGGTAGATTTGCAAAGTTTGATGGTGGAAATTATATACAAAATAATTTAAGCATAATAGACACGGGACTAGTAAACTACTATATAAAAGGTATATCGCCAGAAGCAACAGTTTTGAATCTGTACAAAGAAAATAAATTAGAATCTTTTCAAATTATTTGTAAGATAGGTTCTTCATATGATGGTATATTTTATGAATATAACGGACAGATGAAAAAAACACAAAAGGTTAATAGAGTATTTGCAACAACAGATAATAACCACGGAGGAATCTACAAGAAAAAAGGCAATAGTTTCCAAAAGATAGCAAATACATCAAATCATTCAATAATACATAATGAAGATTTAAGAGTATTTGATAAAAAAAGGTTAGATCTCAACTATTATATTCAATTAATAAAAAATAATTTTATAAAAGAAGGGAAGGAGTTATGAATAAGTATATTGAACTTAATGATGACAAAACACCAAAGACCAATTTTGATACTATTGTAATTGATATCACTAAAATTGATAATGCAGGTATATTACTTAATTCAAATGTAGTATTAGTTGACTTTGATGGAGATAATGAGAATGAAAAAAGAATTATTGAACACATTCAAACTAAATATCCTACCCTTACAATAAAAACAGATAGAGGTGTACACTTGTATTATAAAAGACCTAAGGAATTAAAAGTTTCAGCAGGTGCAGATAAAATAACTGTAGGAGGTTTCCAGGTTGATTATAAAACAGGTAACAAAGCATATGGGATAGTTAAAAGGCATGGAAAAGAAAGAAACCGTAACAAGGCAATAATAGACTTTGAGACTTTAATGGAACTACCTTTCATACTTTATCCTATGCCAAAAGCAAAAAACATAACAGGATTGAAAGATGGAGATGGAAGAAATAATGCACTATATGCACAGTTAAGGTGTATAAATAATAATCCTAAATACAGAGATATAAGATTGTTAGAGGCTGTTGCAAAGTTTATTAATGAAAAGATATTCGATACTCCTATGGGAGAAAAAGAAGTCGCAAATATAGTTAATAGTGTACTTAAGATAGATGTAGATGCTCAAGAAGAATATCAAGGAGATTCTACCAATGTGTTGGAGCTTTCAAGATGGGTAGCGAGAAAGTTTGAAGTAAAGTTATATAAAGAAATATTATACTTTAGGGATGGAATAAAATTTTCAAGAGATGAAAATGAACTAAGGCGTAGAGTTTACCAAAAAGTGCAACTTAAAACTACACAGTGGAAAGAACTTTTAAGTCAGCTTGAAGTATATGCTGAGAAGATTACACATGATGATTTTAATGTAAGAATAAGAAACGGAATAATAGTTGATGATACAGTAGTAAATATGGATATAGGATTTACACCATTTTATTTAGATGTGAAGTATGATGAAAATGCATATGATAAATATGTAGATGATTTTATAAACTTTATAGCAAATGGTGATGAGGAAATAAGAAATTTAATAGAAGAAATATTAGGACATACAATAATGATAAATAATTTCCCACATAAGATATTTGTCTTAAGTGGATCAGGTAATAATGGTAAGTCTACATTTGTGGAAATGTTAACAGCATTTGCAAATAACTTATCTTCGCACATTGATATAACAGGATTTGAAGATGGTACTCAGGTAGTTTCATTGATAGGTAAAATAATTAATATAGCTGATGATATTGACCCTAATTATCTTGAAAAAACCAAGGTATTAAAAACTATGGCATCAGGAAATACAATCACTGCAAGAGCAATATATTCGCAACCTGTAACGATAAAAAACACAGCTACATTAGTATTTACTTGTAATGAGGTTCCTGTATTTAAAGATAAGACAGAGGGGATAAAAAGAAGACTTATAATAATTCCGTTTGAAAACAAAGTGGTTAACAAAATTTATGACCTAGATAAGTTACTAAGTAGCGAAAATGCTAAGAGTTATATACTTAGACTTGCATTAGATGGTGTTAATAGAATACTTACAAATCACATGGAACTATCAAAGAGTAAGAAAGTAGAAGATACTTTAAGAGAATATTACATTGAGAGTGATAGTGTTCTAGGATTTTTAGAAGAATATGAAGGTGAAATAGATAATACTTCTACAATAGAACTATACAATATGTATGATTTCTATTGCATACAAAATAATATTAAACCACAGTCTAAAAATAAATTTACTAGAGCTATACTTGCAAAACGGATTTAATGTAAAAGTAGTTTTTAGAGAACAAAAAAGTGTAAGAGTCTTTGAGAAGGGTTGAAAAAAAGTGTAATATTTTTTGAGTTATGTAAATATGGAAATGTTGATATTAAAGGAAAGCTATTACACTTTAGAGCTTTCAAAAAAAGTGTAATGAAAGTGTAATGTCTTGAGTACCAAAGATTACAGACTAAATATTACACATTACACTTATTTACTATAATAAGAGAATATAAAAGGATAGAAAAAAGAAAAAAAGAGAAAATAAAAAGGATAAGAAAAACTGTACAAAAGTGTAATTTGAAAATAGAAAATATATGAGAGAGTAAGGAAAAAAGGGAATTACACATTTTAGGAGAAGTGTAAATAAATACAGAAAAGTGTAATTGATAAATAAAGACAAAGATTTTGATTATTGGAGGTATAAATAATGGATATAAAATGAATGACAGAATAGAATTAAATGACAGAATAGAATTGGCGAAAAAAAGCTATAAATGACTTAGAGAAAACAGTTAGTATTATTCGTTTAGGACTTTATATTGCAAAAGTTGATGGAAGATTAGAAATGACTGATAAATTTGATGATGAATTTAATACTTTAACGAAACAATATGTAAATAGAATAAAGAAAATTATAAAAAAATACGAAAAATAATAAAAGAAAGGAGTAAATGAGATGGAGGAGAATGAAACATTGACATGTAAGAAAAGATTACAAGAAGCATATGAGATAATTGAGCTGCAAGCAAAGCTACTTACAGATGAATGTATAAAAGTAGATCAGTATAAGGATTCCCTGAAGGATGCGTCAAAAAGAATTAAGAATATTAAAGAAGCAGTTGATATGCTTAAACTTATAATAGGTAAAAGTCCATATTACAATAAAGTTGCAAGAAAGCGAATAGACGAAATAATAAACGAGTATTAAAAGGAGGAAGAAAAATGGAAGAAAAAATAATGGCAAAAGAGACATTAAAAGGATTTAAAGAGTCAATAGATGCAAGAGAAAAATTATTAGAAAAAGATAAGAAAAATTTTTTTACTTTTAATTTATTATACAATTTAACAAGTAAAGATAAGGTAACTGATATGATTTTTGAATTTAGAAAAGAAGAAATGGAACAGGAACAAAAAAATATAGCTAAATTAAAAGAAATATATAATAAATATGAAAATAAATTAAAGGAGATAGAAGATGAAAAATGAAATATTAAAGAATAAGATATGTAGTAAAGAAGAAGAGATAAGGGAAAAAGAAAAAACATTAAAAAATTTAAAAGATAACTTTGAACATGTAAAATCAGAAGATTTTCCAAACAAATGGATAAAAGATTTTATTGAAGCATATATAAATTATAAACAATTTGAGATAGATACATTAAAGGAAGAATGTGACAGATATAAGAAAGAATACAATTTGGAAGAATACAAAATGAAATTAAGTGAATTTAAAGAAATAATATTAAGAAAATTTGGAGAAAAAGGATGGGAAGAATTTAAAAATAGTACTGAATATTTAACATATAACGCAACCGAAAAGAAAGTGCTAGAAAAAATAAAAAATAATAATGAAAATATTAGATATATAAATAATCCAACAGAAGAAATGCAATTAGAGGTAATGAAAAGAAGTAATCCTTTTTATTATATACAACTTATAAATAAACCAACAAAAAAAGTATTACAAGAAGCAATTAATAGGGCTGATACTATTCATGATTATAAATATGTACTAAAACATATAGAAAATGACTTATAGGAGGAATAGAAATGCAATTTATAAAAAATGATAAACTTTATGACACAGATACTGCAAAATTAATTGAAACAGAATATAAATATTTTTATCAACCTAAACCTTATGTAGATAAAGAAACACATCATAGTTTGTATAAAAAATCAAATGGTGAATTTTTCTTAATAAAAGAAGAATATGAAAGAATACAGGGGGGCTTATATCCAATTAGTAAACCAACAATAGAACCATTAACAGAAGAAGAAGCAAAAAAATGGGCTGAAGATAATCTTAGTACTACTAAATATATAAATACATTTGGACCAATATCAGAATAAAAGGAGAAAAGAAACGGAAAAAGAGACAGTTTATAATCGTATAACATTAGCTGATTATTTAGCTATTAGATATAAAGAACAATATAGAGAAGATATATCAATATTAAAAATGAATAAAGTGTTATATTTTTGTTTTGCATATTATGGTGCTTATGCAAGAGCTGGAAAGAATAATAAGTAAAATATAGAATTAGAAATATCTGAAGATGTTAAAGAATATTTGTTTAATGTAGGATTTAAAGCAGGTATATATGGACCATATATAGAGAGTTTACCACAATATCAAAATAGATATTCAATACAAGGCACATATATTGAAGATATTTATACTAGTGAAGTATTAAAGTATTTAGACCCATTAATAAGAGACTTATTTAATGCAAATGAGTTTGACTTAATGGATATATCAAAGAAAGATGAAGAATGCAAAAGAGCAAGAACTATTGATAGATTAATGAATAATGAAAACATAATAGATGAATATTGTAAGACAAAGTTTTAAAAGAAACCAAAAAGGAGTAAAAGATGTGGATAAATAATGAAGAAATGTTAAATTTTTATTGTAATATGCATGAAAAACAAAATGTAAGTAATATGCTATATAATCGCAAAGTAGACCATGAAATAAATGAAGGTAATATAAAAATTTATGAAAAACAATTAAAAGAATTTCAACACAAGTATGTAGGAAAATATAAAGAGTTTTTATTAAGTTACTACAAAGAAGAACTTAAAAATCTTAAAAAGTATAATAAAGAAATAAAGAAAATGAATAAAAAGTATCTGGAATTATACGAACTAATATAGAAGAGGAGTGAAAAAATGATTATAAATGAAGATGATAAAGTAATTGATATATTAATTGAAAATAAAATACAACCATTAAAAAGTGAAATAGGAACTCTTAAATTGTATATAGAGGATGAAAAAGAATATATTAAAAAGATTAAAAAGAAAAATAAAGAGGCTGAAGAAAGAATTAAAAAAGCAGAATATAGATATGATGGTAAATATGAAATTATATTATACAATATGTTTGATGAATTATTAGAATGTAATAAAAATTTTATTAAAGAAAGAGAAAAAATTAATAAGAAATATACAAACATTTATAGAAAGGAAGTGAAAAATGTATATTAAGGGAATAGATGATATGTTATTAAAAGATAATATTGAGAGAGAGTTAGCAAAGATAGGATACTTAGTTGATTTAGATGAAGTAGAAAAAGTTTTAAATAATGATTTAATGTATATAAAAGAATATGAGGAAGATACAGCAGAAAAAGAGTTACTAATTCATGAAGATAGGATAGAATATATTGTAGATTTAAAATATATAGGAAATTATAAAGGAATTTTGACTACATTTTTTCAACATATTTTAGAAGAAAATAAAGAATATATTAAAGCAAGAAAAAGAACTAATAAATATTTTAGAAATATGATAAGAGAATTAAAAGATAACATTAGAAAGAAAAAGTAGAAAAGGATGGATAATAATGATATATAGTAAGACTAGCTATTATGAAGATTTAGAAAATATAAAAATAATAAACTATACTACAAAGGAATTAGTAGCAACAATCACCATTACAAAGGGAATAATAAATATTGACACAGAAGAACCCTATAGAATGTGTAATAAATATAAAAATAAAAAAGAAGAAATTGAGGTAGGAAAAAATGAAACTAAGTGAATATAAGAATTATATAATAAATAAATATGGTGAAACAGGATGGAAAGACTATAAAAGTACTTATGCATATTATATATATTCATTAACTGAAGAAGGACAAAAAAGAAAGTTACAAGAAGATGGTGAAGTTATTCGATTAATTAAAAATCCTAGTGAAGAAATGCAACTTATAGCAGTTAAACAAAATAGTGGTGTTATTCGATATATTGAAAATCCAACAGAAAAAGTACAAATGGAAGCAGTAATAAGAAATCCCAGTGTTATATATGACATAAATAATCCTTGTGAGAAAGCACAGATTTTAGCAGTAAAGCAAGACCCATATGTTATTATAGATATAAAAAATCCATGTGAAAAAGCATTACAAGAGGCAATAAGAAAAGTAGATTTTTATTTCTATGGTATGCATTTATTAAAACACTTAGAAAATGATTTGAAAGAGGAGTAGATAGAATGGCAAATACAGTAAATGAAACAACAAAATACATAAAAAGAAAAGACTGTTATTATTATTCAAGACCAAATGGAAAAAGTTATTATGAAATGACTTGTCCTTTTTGTAACTCTGAAATAGAAGCTCAAGCTTGGTCTTTAGCAAGTCAAGGAAAGAAATGTGAAAATTGTAAGGCTAAAGTAACTATTGATTATTTTAGAATAGAAGAATTTGCAGTTTGTAAAAATGACTTGAAAGGAAAATCTAAAAGATGAAATTAGTTAGATATAGAAGTACAACAGGAGACTTGTTATTTAAAAGAGATTTTAGAAACTTAAAAGAAAAAGCAGAAAAACAAGAAATAATAATAGTAAAAATTAATAAAGATATACATGTAATTAATATAAAAAGTATTGTTAATAAAAAATTAATAAATAATGGTATAAAAAATTTGATTTTAAATAATAAAAAGATAATAAATAATAATGTTGAAACAATGTTTATATTAGAAAGTATTTATAGGATTTTAAATTAGAGTATGGAAGAAAAAACAGGAAAGGAAATAAAATTTGATATTGATATTGAAGAGTTAGATATAATGGAAGACACGATAGAAGAAGGTAGTAAAATATTTCCTATAAAAGAACAAATAACATTAGAAGTGAAGGAAATAAAATACGACAAAAATTTTATAAAGTCATTAGAAATAATGCAAAAATTAAAAAGAAATAAAAAAATAAAAAGGTTATTAGAAAGAAAAGATAAAGCAATAGTTATAGTTAAGTTTGCAAATAAAAAAAGAAAAGGAGATAAATAACTATGAAAACAAATAAATTACAAGTCTTTTTAGATAATATTAAAAGTATTATTAATACAAAAAATAAAGAAATAGAAAAAGCAGAAATGTATCTTATTATAGATAAAATAACTAATAATGAAAAAGAATTAATAAGTATTACATTAGACCTAATAGAGATAGAAAAAATGCGAGTATATAAATTATATGAAATATACAATAAATACAAAAACAAATTAGAGGAGATAGAAGATGAACTTTAATATATTTGAATATGACTTTTTAGATGTAGTAAAAACGATAATTTTAATACTTTTAATAGTATTCCTTGTTACTGCAATAAGCTATAGTATTTTTTATAATTTATCAGAAAAAAATAGAAAAGAATATATAGATAAAGGATATGAGGAAACAATTGTGATAATTGATAATTATGGTAAAACAAAAGAAATATTACTAAAAAAAGATAGTAAATTAGTAGATATGTTAAAAAAAGAATTAGAAAAGGATAAATAAAGTATTAATTGTGTCAAAATCGTGCGAGAATCGTGCGAGAATCGTGCGAAAATTGCTAATAATGTTGAATTATAAGGAATGAATCGTGCGAGAATCGTGTGAAAGGAGAGCAATATGAAAGAAGCAATAAGTTTTAGCTGGGAAGTTATTAAGTTATCAATAATGGCACCAATTGCAGTATTCTTAATGTTAGTGGCTATATCATTAATAATAAGAATGATAATAGATACAATAAAAAAAGTTAAAGAAGCATTAGGAAAAAACGAAGAAAACATTAAAGACAGATTTGATGAGGTAAGAAAAAGGGATACGGAAACGATGTTAAAAAGACAGGGACTATGGCATAAAATAAGGAGATATACATATGATAGAAATGGAATTAATGCAGAATCTTTTACAAAGGAAGAAGGCGATAGAAAATGAAATAGAATATATAAAAGATGAGATGGAGAAAGTTACAGCTAAGTATAATGGAGCAGGTGGTGCGATACTTTCAAATGAGAGTAAACCACCAGTAAACTCTGAACCTGATTTTAAAATATTTACTTTAACTCATGAACTAGCATTCAATGAAAAATATAATGGTATGAGTCTAATACAAAGGCTAGAATTCCTATCTAATAGCTTGAATGAGCTTGAAAAAGAGATAACTATAAGAAAAAACACATTGAACGAATTTAAAGGCATTAAATATGATTTATACGCCCTTATAATGTTTGATGGATATAATCCAAGTAAAGCAGTTAATAAAATTGCTAATGATTATAATATAGATGTGAGTAATGTTTGGAAAAATCATTATAAAAAAATAAAAAAATATTTAAAAAAATGAAAATCGCCAGTGAATCGCCAGTAAGAAGTATGATAATATGTATAATGAAGGAAGTAGTATAAAATACTATTGACTTCAAAAATCAGTCAAGTTGCTTTTTAACATGGATATACCTGGGAAAGAATACTTACAATTTTGTAGGTATTCTATTTTTTATGAGTAAAAGGAAATTTAAATAGGTTCGAATCCTATTTTACTCATCATTAAAGGAGGAAAGATATGAAAGATATAAAAGAAATAAAAGAGATGAAATATAAAGTTATTAAAGAATTCAATGATATATATCTTAATATAATAAGAAATGAGGGAGAAGTAATTGATATAACTGAAGAAAGAGCAAAAGAAATAAATGAAAAGAAAATATATGTTGAACTTGTCAAAGATAATAAAGAAAAAGAGGAAAAATAATTAAGATCCTCTTTTTTATTATGTAAGGAGGATTAATGAAGAATGGATTAACAAAGAGGCAAAAAGAATTTGCAGATGAATATATGAAGACTGGGAATGCAACTGAAAGTGCAATAAAAGCAGGATACTCTAAAAAAACAGCATATGCAATAGGAAATGAAGCATTGAAAAAATCTAAAATTAAAGAATATATTAATCAAAAGCAAGAGAAAATAGAAGAAAAAATAACAATGAACATAGCAGAAAGACAACAATTTCTAGTAGATATAATATTAGGGAATATAAAAGACACTAAGATTATATTAAATGAACAAAGAAGATATACTCCAGTAGAAGTAGTTCCAAGTTTAGATATTAGATTAAAAGCTAGTGATCAATTAAATAGAATGCAAGGAGTATACACTTCGACTTTAAATGTTAATGCTAATATGCGAAGTACTGCTAATTTTGATGATATTGTAGAACAGCTAGCTAAATCAAGAAAAGGTACAGATGTATAATAATTTCCCTTTATCTGATAAATATATTGATTTTTTAGAATACAAAGATGCTGATGCTGAGTTTTTAGAAGGGACTACGGCTGCTGGTAAAACTACAGTAGGAGTTGTTAAGTTTATGATTAAAGTTAATGATAGTGATAAAAAACTTCATATAATAGCTTGTAAAAGTGTTGGTGTTGCTGAGAAGAATATTATAAATTCTGAAAAAGGAGTTTTAGATGTATTTTATGATGTAGACTATAAAGGAAATGGAGACAAAGACAATAAGATATCACACATAAAATATAATGATAAGACTATATATGTTATAGGTTATGATGATACTGTTAAGTGGAAGATGATACTACGGACGGACAATATGGTTGTGTTTATATAGATGAAATAAATACAGCAGATATTGAGTTTGTGAGAGAAATTTCTACTCGTAATGAGTATTTGCTTGGTACACTTAATCCAGATGATCCAAATCTACCAATATATAAAGAGTTTATAAACAGAAGTAGACCTGTAGAAAAATATAAAAAAGATGTGCCTCAAAGTATAATGGAAGAATTAAAAGAACCAGAAAATCCAAAATGGAAATACTGGTTCTTTACTTTTAACGATAATGCTTCGTTAACAGAAGAAAAAATACAAAAGAAAATTAATTCAGCACCTAAGGGAACGAAGTTATATAAAAATAAAATACTAGGACTAAGAGGAAGAGCAGTAGGGCTTGTGTTTCCAAACTTTGAACAAGGTAAACATGTAAAGACTAAAGAAGAACTTAAGGAAAAAATGAAAGATAAGAAAGAACCTTTAGAATTCATTTGTTTTACTGCAGGACTAGATACAGCATATTCTACGAAGTCACCTGATACTATAGCAATGATATTTCAAGGAATATCTAAGAATGGGGAATTATATGTATTAGATGAAAGAGTATATAACAATAGTAATTTACAACAACCACTTGCTCCATCTGATACAGTAGTTAATTTTATTGACTTTTTAGAAAGAAATAGGGAAGAATGGGGATTTGCTAGACATGTGTTTATTGATTCGGCAGACCAAGCGACTATGACTGAAATAAAGAAATATATTAGAAAAAATGGTTCTATTTATACTTTTAATAATGCACACAAGAAAGTAACTATAATAAACAGAATAAATCTTCAATTAGGTTGGATTCATAAATTGAAATATTTTGTGTTAAGTCATTGTACGAATCATATACAAGAATTAGAAACTTATAGCTGGAAAGAAAATAAAGATAATGAACCAGAAGATGCTAATGACCATACAATAAATGCTAGTCAATATGCATTTATACCTTATAGAAAAATAATAGGAGATGGTACAGAAGACCATGAAGAAAACTATGAAGAAAAATATTAGAAAGGAAAAAATATGAATATTTTAAATAACTTTAATAATATGATCAAGAATGGAATAAAGAAATATTTAGATATAGAAGAAGCTCCTTATAATACCAATGTAAATGTATATTCATATACAACTTATGAAACTAATTTACTATTGAATAAAATATGGTATAGAGGTGAAAGTGAAGAATTAGAACAGATATATAATCAAATTATTAATGAAACAAAGTTGCCACATTTTTGGGGAAATAAAGGTTATAGAATAATAAAAATACATACAGGTTTACCTGGGATGATAGTAGACACATTATCTGATGTAGTTGTGGATAGCTTAGCATCAATAAAAGTAGGAGAAAGACAATCCGATTGGGAAGCAATAGCTAACGAAAACAATTTCAAAGAATTATTAAGAAAAGCTTTAATAACTGTATTATGGGGTGGTGATGGTGCTTTTAAATGGAGTTATGATCCTGAAATATCTAGATATCCTATAATCGAGTTTTATCCTCCTGAAAGAGTAGAATATGTGACAAAAAGAGGAAGACTTGTAGGGATAATATATAAAACAAAGAAGATAATAAATAAAAAAGAATACATGCTTTATGAAGAATATACTGAAAAAGGAATTGATTATCGTTTATATAATGATAATGGAAAGCTTGAGAATATAAAACTATTAGAAAAAGCCGAAAATACTGAATATAAACCAATAAAAAATAATGCTAAATTCCTTATGGGAAGAAAGTTTTTACTGAAAGAAAGTCAAAAATATGAAAATAGAGGTAAGTCTATATTTGAAGGTAAAGTTGATAATTTTGATGCTTATGATGAAATATGGAGCCAGTGGATGCTTTCTGTGAGAAAGGGACAAATTAAAGAATATATACCAGAGGATTTACTTCCTAGAGACTTGAAAACTGGAGTTATGAAAAGAAAAAGTGATTTTGAAAATGAATTTATCTTATTATCATCAACAATGGGAGAAGGTGATAAGAATAATTTAATACAAACAACTCAAGGTACTATACAACATGAAGGATTATTAACTTCATATATTACAGCTTTAGACCAATGTTTAACTGGTCTTATTAGTCCATCTACATTAGGTATAGATACTAAAAAGTTAGATAATGCGGAAGCTTCTAGAGAAAAAGAAAAAACAACACTTTATAAAAGAAGTCAGATAGTTGATAGTATGAGAAAACTTATAGAAGATATAGTAAATATCACTTTTAAATTTTATGATAATTTAAATGGGAAAACAATAACTGATACTGAATGTGAAGTAGTATTTACTGAATATGCTAATCCTTCATTTGAAGCTCAAGTAGAAACAATAGGAAAAGCAAATACTGCAGGAATAATGAGTATAGAAGCTACTGTAGAACAACTATGGGGAGATAATAAGAAAGAAGACTGGAAAAAAATAGAAATTAAACGCCTTAAAAATGAAAAAGGTATTATAGAAGAAGCAGAACCAGCTGTTAATAAAGATAATATAGAGATTATAGAAGAAGAACAAAAAGAATAGGTAGAATATGGATGAATATGATATAGCTAAACTTTATCAAGAAATGGAACTTGAACTTATAGCCTCTCTTAAAAGAAACTTATTACGACATGAATTAAAAGAAATAGAAGAAAATATGGAATATCCACAGTGGCAAGCATTAAAACTTAGAGATATTCAAAGAATTAAAAGAGAAAATCAAGATATAATAGGGAAATACACATCTAATATACCAAAAGATGTAAAGAAAATAATAAAAGAAGAATACAGGCAAGGAAAAAAAGAAGCAATAAGCTTATTTAATGATGCTAACAGAGGGAAAAGGCGATTAAATGAGAGCTTTTTTAAAACCAATAACAAAAAAATAAAAGCTATGATAGATGAAATTAATGGGACTTTTAAAGAAGCAGAGAAAGCTATTTTTAGAATGAGTAATGATGTTTATCAAAAAACTATATTTAAAGCTGGATTTCACTTGTCACATGGAGCTGTGAATCTTAAACAAGCAATAAACATAGCTATGAAAGATTTTGCAAAAAGGGGTATAAATTGTATAGAATATAAAGACGGAAGACGAATAAATATTGCTGATTATGCTAGGATGGCTGTTAGAACTGCGTCTCAAAGGGCAAGACTTATGGCAGAAGGAGACTTTAGGAAAAGATTAAAGAGAACACTTGTAAAGATAACAAAGCATGGAACTTCATGTAAATATTGTAAAGTGTATGAACAACAAATATTGGTTGATGATGTTTATTCTGGAGGTGTTCCAGATGGTAAACATGAATTGTTATCTAATGCTATGAGTAAGGGATTATTTCATCCTAATTGTAGGCACAAAGCACCTACTTACTATGAAGAATTAGATGCACTAAAATATGAACAAATGGCTAAAAGTGCTACAGTTAAAGAGGAAGAAGAAAGAAAAAAAGACTTATTTAGTCAAAAAGAACAAAGAAAAAGAAGAGAAGAAGTTTGGGAAAATAATGAGATATTTAATTCTAAAGGTAGGATTATTGTTAAAGATAGTAATATATTGAAAAATGATATAATAGATTATTTTGACAAATACAATAAAGATATAAATTTATTAGATAAAGCATTTAAAGAAGAAAACTACTATATAGGAGATTTACCTGATATAGAAGAGTTTAAAAATAATAGATATAGAGAAGTCATAATTAATAAAAAAGGTATAACAGGTATTTTAAAAAAACATATAGAATTTGATAAAAATTCGACTATTGAAATATTTAATATATTAAAAAATAAAAGTGTAGAAATATATAAAGAAAATTCAGAAATACATTTTTTTATGAAAACATATAAAAAAAATATATTAGATTTAGGTGTATATATAAAAGAAAATGAAAATTATGTGTTTCATTATACAATAATTAATCCCAAATACACAGAAAGAAAAAGATTGAAAAAAATAAAATAAAATAGTATAATAAGAATGAGTTAGAAGTTGAGAAGTATTAAGTTACGCTGTCCCAACGCGCCAAGCCCTTAAGGGAAGGTGACAAGAAGATGTGGGGGGTGGCAGTCCCACCTAACTTTTTAGGAAGTACTATGTACTTCCTTTTTTGTATAATATTAAACACTACATTGTATGTAGTGCAATGTACAGTTAGATACTGTATGTTGCAGTGCATATAATATTTAAGAGATAAGTAGAAATATTTGTCTCTTTTTTGTATGCCAAAAATAAGTTGCTTGTAATCTAAAAACAAGAGGCAGATGACCTTATCTGTATAAAAAGGAGATAAAATGGAAGTTGTTGACGGAGTAGAAAACAATGAAGAAGTAGAAAACAATGAAGCTACTGATACTTCGAAAAGTGAAAAAGTTAAAACACAAGTGTCAGAAAAAAAATATACTGATGAGGATGTTAATGCAATATCACTAAAAAACACAAATAAAGCAGTTGAAAAACTGAAAAAAGAATTAGGAATTGATGATGTAGAAGAAGCAAAAAGAATATTAAATGCTTTTAAGTCTACTAAGCAAGATACTAAAACAGATGAGTTAAGCATTTTAAAGAAACAAGCTGAAACAAGTATGTTAGAAGCTGTTAATTTAAGAATTGAAAATGCTTTACTTGTAAAAGGTGTTGATTCTAGTAAGTCAAGTAGAATGATGAGATTAGTTGATAAAAAAGCTATATTAGATGAAAGCGGTAATATCGATAATTCTAAACTTAATACTGAAATAGAAGAAATACTTAAGGACTTTCCAGAATTAAGAAAGAAAAGTGAAGAAAAAGGTTTCACTATAGGTGGAGATGGAAAGGAAACAGAAAAAGAAAAGGTAGATCCATTAGATAAATTAAAAAAAGCAATGAAGCTAAAATAATAATTTATTAAAGGAGATATAATATGAATACAATAGAAAAATTTAAACAAAATGCACCTCAACTTCTTGATGCGGTGTATAAAGCAGAAGCAAAGACTGCAATATTAGATACAGAAGAAGAACTAGTTCAAGCAGGAGCTAATGCTAATGAAATAATCATACCTATGATAGATATGGATGGGCTTGGAGATTATTCAAGAAATTCAGGTTATACAGATGGTGATGTTAAATTAACTAACCAAACTGTACCATTTGATTATGAAAGAGGAAGAAAGTTAAAAGTAGATAGAATAGATAATGAAGAAACAGCAGGAATTGCCTTTGGAAAACTTTCTGGTGAATTTGTTAGAACTAAAGTTGTTCCAGAAGTTGATGCAATGAGATTTGCTAAATATTCAAGCTTAAATGATATAACTAAATTAGCACCTGTTACATATACTAAAGGTGAAGAAATTCTTGAAGCAATACAAGATACTTATTCTCAAATGACAGAAGATGAAGTAGGTGAATCAGAAAGATTTTTATTTATAACACCTACACTACATAAGAAAGCAAAACATGTTTCAAAAATAACTAATACAGATATTTTAGATAATTTTGCTGCAGTAATTGAAGTACCACAAAGTAGATTTTACACTAAAATTCAACTATTAAATGGTAAAGACAGTGGAGAAGAAAAAGGAGGATATAAACCAGCAAGCGATGGTAAGAAAATTAACTTTATGATAATTCACAAGCCAGCAGTACTTCAATATGCTAAACATGCAAACATAAAAATATTTACAGCAGACCAAGATCAAGATGGAGATTTCAATAAGATGTTATATAGAATATATTCTCTTGAAAATGGATATAAGAATAAGAGAGCAGGATTTGCTTTATCACATCAAGCATAAGATAAGGAGAAATTAATATGACAATTGTAGGATGGTCACCAGAGGATGACAAAATAAATGATATACAAGCAGTAGAACCTGCAAAAGATAATAAAGATAATAAAGATAAAAAACAAAACAAAGACAATAAAAATAAAAAAAATACATCAAAAGGTAAAACAAAAGAAACAGTAGAACCTGCAAAAATAGAACCTATAGTTGAAGAATAGAGGTGATATATGCTTTACCTGAATGTTGAAGAATACAAAAATAGGGGAGGTAAACTTGAGATACCTCCTTATATTTTTGAAACAATACAAGATATAATTGATGATTTAACATTTAATAGAATAGTTTATATAGGATATGATAATTTAACTGATTTTCAAAAAGAATGTTTAAAAAAATGTATGTTTGTAAGTATTGAATTCTATTTTAATAATAAAGAGTTATATGAACAAACAATGAATTTAAAGAGCTATAGTGTAGGTGATATATCAGTTACTTCTGAAATAAATGAACAAATAATAACAGAGATAAAAAAATATAAAATACCTTACTTAGCTTATAGCAATTTAAAGAAAACAGGATTAATGAGAAGAGGTTTTAAATGGTAGAGAAAATAAAAAAACTAGAATTTTTAGATTTTTTAGCAAATAAAGAATGTGAAATTGTAATTTATAGTGATGAGATATCTGAAGATGGAGGTTTCAATGAAGTATTGAGTATTAATAAGCAATGTATTTATCAAGAAAAAACAGAAAAAAGATTAGAACCTAATGGAAAAGAAATAATACTGAATGGAATTATATTAGTCAAGGGAGATTTGAACCCAAATATAAAAACTTTATCTATAGGTAAAGTAAAAATAGAAAGTAAAGAATATACGATACATAAAGGTTATAGAATTTTTAATCCTGATGGTACAGTAAATCATACAAAATTGGAGATAATATGAAAATTATTAAAAAAATCAAGCAAAATGTTATTGATGAAATTAATGATTATGCACTTGATGCTTTACTAGAAACAGCAGATGCAGTTCAATCTGATCTGTTAGACTCTCAAACGATACCGTTTGATACACGGAATATTAGAAGAAAGTATCTTTGTAAATGATGCTCATATTGAAAAAGGAAAAGCAATTATTGGAGTAGACACACCATATGCTAGAAGAGTTTATTTTCATCCAGAGTACAACTTCAAAAAAAATAAAAATCCTAATGCTCAAGGTATGTGGTTTGAAACTTATATATCAGGAGATAAGAAGAACTATGCTAATGAATTGTTTAAGAAATTTATGAAAGGAAAAATATAATGTTATTAGATAAATATAGAGATTATTTTAAAGAAAGTTATAAATGGAAACATTCTATCTCTATAGGGAAGATAGATAATAATAAAGAAAAAATGATAACCTTTTATAATTCTAAAAGAATAATGAAAAATGAAGGATTTATAAGTGATAAAAAAATAAAAATAAAACCAATAACTATTTTATTAAAATATGGAACTAATTATAAAGAGGCTTCAGAAGAAGCTACTAAGATACAAGAATTTTGGAATTTTAGAAATTTTAATATAGATAACTATCAAATATATTCAAATCTTTTGTATTCTGAACCTATTGAATTAGGAGCAGATGATAAAGGAAATTATGAATTTTCATTTGAAATAGATTTGATAGAAAATGAAAGGAAGGAGAATTAATATGCCAGAACCAAAAGTTATTAAATCTGGAGTATTTCCAGTAAACAATTGCATAATAGAATTAGGAACAAAAAAGACAGGCGATGTATGGACATATGTTAAAGTTGCAGAAATGGAAAAAGGGAATATATCAATTGAAACTGGTATTGAAACATGGACTGCAATGGAAAATGAAGGATGGCAAAGTGCACTTGCTACAGCAAAGAAAGTTACTTTCAATTTAGCAGGTAAGAGACATTTGGGAGATCCAGGAAATGATCATTTAGCAAGTCTTGCTTTAAAAAATGGGGTGGATGCTTATACTGCACTTAAGGTAACATTTCCTAACAAAGATGTATTTGAAATGGAGGCAGTTGCTGATGTTAAGGATTTTATGGGACGGAGATTCTACGAATGTAGCACCTCTATCTGCTGATTTAATATCACATGGAAAGCCTAAATATACAGAAGGTGCTTAATTTTTTAAAAGGGGAATTATTGTTCCCCTATTTTTTATTATAAGGAGAAGTAAAAAAAATGAGAATATTAGATACAAAAATTTTACCAAAGGAAAAAAGAGAAAAACCAAGTATAAAAGTTTTGGATAAGCTATATGAGGTAGACAATACTAAAAAGACATATGATAAACTTTACGAGTTAGAAAAAAATCCAGAGATGTCAGAAATAGAAAAACAAAACAAATTGTTAGAAATATTGTTAGGCAAAAAAGCACTTAAGGAAATATTAGACTTAGATCCAAGTACTGAAGAATATAAAAATTTAGTGAATGTTGTAGTTGCAGCTGCTACAGGTCGAGAACTGGAAGAAACAGAACAAACAACAGAAAAAAAGTAAATTACGACTATTATTACGATGATAAATACGATTGGAATTTAATAGTATCAAGCTTTTTGGAACAATATAATATAGATTTGCTAGAAGAGTATGACACTATTACTGTTGAAAAATATAATATGTTAATAACTGGAATATCACCTAACACAGCACTTCGGAAGAATTATTTCGATACGAGCAGAAAAAGATGAGAATATAATAAAAAATATGTCAGAACATGAACTTAGAATTAGAGAAGAATGGGAAGATTTCAGAGTCAAAAATATGACTGAGGAAGAAAGCAACGATAAATTAGAAAAAGCAATGTATATCTTCAAAATGTTAGCAAGTAACAATGACTAATATAGGGGGAAGTATATGAGTAAAAGTGTAGGTGAGGTAAGCATTGATCTGACATTAGATGATAAGGAATTTTCTCGAGTATTAAATAATACTATGAAACAATCTGAGAACTTTGCGAGCAACACTATGAATAAAATAAGTGGATATATAACAAAAGCATTTGCAGTAGGATCTATATTAGCATTTGGAAAAGCAAGTGTTGATGCAGCAAATGCAAGTCAATCAGCATGGACAGGTTTAAATTCAATAATATCAGGACAAAATAAAAGTTTTTCTAAAGCTCAAAGTTTTATAAATAACTATATTTCTGATGGATTGGTTCCCCTTAATAATGCAGTAACTACTTATAAAAATTTATTAAGCAGAGGTTATGATACATCACAGATTGAAAAAATAATGGATGTATTTAAAAATACAGCTGCCTTTGGGAGACAGTCAAGTTATTCAATGGGTGAAGCTATACAATCAGCTGCTGAAGGTTTAAAAAATGAAAATTCAGTATTGGTTGATAATGTTGGGGTAACTAAGAATGTTGCTAAAATGTGGGATGAATATGCTAAAAGTATAGGAACTACAGCAAATAATCTTACTTTAGCACAAAAAAGACAAGCTGAAGTAAATGGAATTATAGAAGAAAGTAAATTCCAGATGGGAGATGCTAAGGCATATACTGAGACTTATGCAGGGAGAATGGCACAACTTAATAGTGCATTTGTAAACTTAAAAACTGCAGTTGGTAATGTTGTTGCTCCAATTGCTCAAATGTTTATACCTGTACTTACTATGGCATTTAATGCAGTTACTAGATTCTTTAATGGAATAGGTCAATTGTTAGCAGTATTTGGTATAAAGTTTCCTAAAGTTATACAAGGAGAAACCAAAAATGCTATTAATGGAATTTCATCAGGATTAGGTAAAGCTACAGAAGGAATGAAAGGAGCAGGAAAACAAGCTAAGAAAACAGCAAAAGAAATTAATAGTGCTTTTGCTAGTGTTGATGAACTCAATGTTTTTAAGCTACCTGATAAGCCTGAAACAAATTCAAATGTAGGTGGTAATTCAGGGATGGATGCAGGAGCACGGAGCAGGTATAGGTGATTTAGGAATTGATCCTAAAGGAGCAGATGAATTATCAGGTTGGGCTGTCAAATTCAAGTCACAAATGGAGGATATATTTAATGCTATAGCAAATACTAATGTTTGGAAATCTATGATTACATCTGGCGAAAAAGTATTTAATACAATACTTGATAAAGGAAAGAGCTTCTTCAGTTCATTTAAAGGAATATTTACATCTTTAGGTGATGCTTGGACTGATACTATAAAAGATAGAGGCCCAGAATTTGATAACGCCTTTTCAGAATTAATAATAGGTGCAGGTGATATTATTAATAGCAGGATTAAGCTTTTAGTTGCACCATTCGAAGGGTTCTTTAGTGGAGTAGATACTGCATTAAAAGAAAAGGCACCAGAACTTACTAATAGTTTTTCAGATATAATGTTACCATTGGTTGAATTTATTGGTAAAACATTTCAAGAAATATCAATACCTATTGATCAATTTACAGAAGACTTTAAGTTAGGATTTAATGATTTAGGAATAACTGTAACTAATTTTATTACAGATGTTTTAACAGGAATAGCAACTAATATGCCTGACATTATGGGAAATCTTAATGTACTTAAAGACGGATTTGTTAATACATTTAGTCAAATAAGTTCTATTGTGGGACAAATGTGGAATGATTTTACAAGAAGTATTAGAGATACATGGGATAAATATGGTAAAGGTATTAGTGATGAAATTGGAAAGTTTATAGTTAATATCACAGACCATTTTAAGAAGATATGGACAGATATTTTAGAACCAGTTATAAAACCTTTCTTAGAAGAATTTAAAAGAGCTTGGGATGAATCTCTGAAACCTGCAGTTGATAATGTTATGAATTTTATAGGAAAACTTATTCAAGGGGCATTACAACTATATAACGGTTTTATAGTACCTATAATAGGATATTTAAGAGATCAACTTGCTCCTATATTTAGACAAGTTTTTACTATAATAGGAGGTGTAGTTAATACAACATTTAGGTTAATAGGAGATTTAATTAGCTCAGCTTCAAGATATTTTAGTGGATTAATTGATTTTATATCAGGAGTATTTACTGGGAATTGGAGAAGAGCATGGCAAGGTATAAGAGATATGTTTGGTGGTATATTTGGTTCAATAGGAGCATTGGTAAAAGCACCTATTAATCTTATTATTACAGGGATAAACAGCTTTTTAGCTGGAATAAATCACATAAAAATACCTGATTGGGTTCCTGGTATTGGAGGAAGAGGTTTTCATATGCCAAGACTTCCTTTACTTGCAAATGGTGGTTATGTAAGAGCAAACAGGCCTCAACCTGTTATTATAGGTGATAATAAACGAGAAGGTGAAATAGTAGCACCTGAAAGTAAAATTGATCAAGCAGTAGCAAGAGGTATTGAAAGAGCTAATATAGGAAATGGAACACCTAAAGAATATGTAATAGTATTAGATGTAAGATATGAAGATGGAAGAAGAATTATAAAGAAAATAAATGATGTTACTAAAGAAGAAGGAGAGGTATTATTAATACAGTAGGAGGTTTTACATGGAAAAAGATTATATTGTAGTTATAGGAGATGACAGGTTAAAAGTAGATGAAATAAATCCAGAATTTGCAATCCAAGATTCAAAAGCATCAGGCCGTGGAGAAGATCTTACTATGTATAGAGAAATATTAGGAGGAATAAATAAATTTACTTGTAAATTAAATTATCCTTATGGAGAACAACTGAATATTATAAGAAAGCTTAGTAGAACACCTATAGTTACTATTGATATATATAATCCAATGGAAGGAAAAAGAAGGCAAATGAAAGTGAGTGTTAAATGTGAAAAAATCAACATTATAAAAATCTCAGGAATAGAGTATGCAAAACCATTAGATATTAGTTTTACACAAATAGGAAAGGATGTTATATGATTGAATATTGGAACAAGCTTGCAAATAATGATCTTATAATAACACAACATAGAATTACAATTGAGAATAAGGTTTACGAAGATGGGATATTTAAAAGTTTCCCATCTTTTAAACATATTTCTAATAAATATATAGGAGGATTTCCAAGTAAGACTTGTGAATTTGTTATTTATGACCATAATGAAGATATAGATATAAAAGACAAAGAGATTTTATTAGAAATAGGTCATAAAATTGATAATGATATAGTTTGGTTCAAAACAGGTTATTTTAAGATTACAGATATAATTTCAGACAAAAGTGCAAAAACTATTAAATGTACAGGAGAAGACAGAACATATTTGTTTAATGATAAATATAAAAGTGACCTGAATTGGGAGAATAGACATACAGGAAAAGAGATAATAGATGAAATATTACAAAAAATAGGAATTGAATTAGATGGAAATTTTACATTTGAGAATCACAGCTTTTTAAGACCTAATTTTAAATTTAATATTTCGTATAGAGAAGTAATTTCAAAAATGGCAGAAATCTGTGGAGCTATAGCAATTATTACAAATGAAGGTAAATTAAAAATAAAAAAACAAACAAATAAAGATATTTTAGTAGAGAAAAAACATAGAATAGACTATTCATTAGAAAAACCAAAAGGAAAAATAAGCAGAATATCTTTAGGAGTTGAAGGATATGAAGATGATTATTTGGCAGGAACAGAAAAAGAAGGATATATAACTTATAATATTGAAAATAATCCATATTGTGATTTGTATAGAGATGAAATGGCAAATAAAATATTAGAAAACCTTAAAGATATAGATATTACAGAATTTGAAATAAAAGGATTTCTTGATGATTGTTTTTTGGAACTAAACGATAAAATAAGAATAAAAGGAAATGATGACAATATCACCGATATAATAGTATTAGGAATAGAAAATCCAGGAACATTTAGAAGTAAAATATATTGTAAAATTGAAGAAAGCAAGAAAAAAGAATATACAATAGCAGGATCTGTGAAAGAAGACTTAAAACGTGTAAGTTTAAAGGTTAATCATATTAAAGATGAGATAACAGCAGAAGTTGCTAAAGTAACAGAAAAAGCAAACGAGCTTACAAAGTTTCAAGCTGATATAGAAGGGCTAAAACTATGGAAGGAAGCACAAATAGACCTTTCAGACCATAGAAAAGGAATAGGAACAATTACAACAAAAGAAGCTGAAGATTTTAATGTAGTTAAGTATCAAGCAGAAGGTGGAAGACTATATAGAAATGTAGTTGGATTATATCCATCAGAAGAACTATTCCCATCTGAAGAATTATTTATGCCTGAAAAGACAGGATTGGAGGAAATAGAATGATAACTATAAAAGTGTATAAAGGAAGTAATACAAGTTCTGAATTTAAAACTTATACTTTACAAAATGAAGACCTTAAAAGTTTTGAAAAATATAATGACTTTATGAGTGTAAACGAAAAAGGTGAATATATTATAGAAAGATGGATACATATAAATGAATATGGTGGTTACAAGATAGAAAAGAAAATAGAAACAGGAAGAATAGAAGACTTTTCACTATATGAGGGAATAAATGTTATTGAGATAAATACTAAAAGAACTAAAACAGAGATAACATATATAATAGAAAATCCATACACAAAAGCTATAGGGGTAGAAATAAAAAATAAAATACAAATAAATAATCAAGGTATTATGCAAGAAGTAAGTAAAAAGGTTGGAAAAGAAGAAATAATATCAAGGATTAATCAATCACCTGAAGAAGTAGCTATAAAGGCAAATAAGATAAAGCTTGAAGGTGCAGTTACAGCAAATACAAATTTTAAAATATTAGAAGATGGTAGTATAGAAACAAAAAATGCAAAGATAAACGGAGATTTAATAACAGAAAAAGGAGTGTATACAGTATTAAGTTTTAATTATGTAGAAAGAGCTAAACCATATACAGGAGTAGATACTGATATGGATAATGCATGTTTTTTTAATGCTGTTTATAGAATAGAAGGAGGAACAGGAGGACATGGTAAATATTTAGCATATCATAATGCAATAAGAATACCAGTAGGAATACCTTCAAATTTTGAAATTAAAGAAGTTAAAGTGGTAGTACATAATAAACAGAAGGAATGGAAAAATTCATATGGAGAATACATATGTACAGGTAATGTAAAAAATATGTGTATATATACTAAAGGAGAATTTTTTACACCTAGCAGTATTTCATATATAAATGGTGATATTCCTAGATATGAAAAATTAGATCTTGATAGTGTTATATCAGATTCATGGAATGGACAAAAGGAATATAGCTTTAATGGTGATGGTATAGTATCAAGCAAGAATATCAAAGAGAATATAATAATAAATACATCAGAAGATGGAAGTAAATACTTTGAAATATTTTTAGGAGATAAAGGACCATTGTATTCGGAACTGGGATATGCAAAAGATCCAGGAAGAGAATATGATATGGCAAGTTTAACATATCCTGAAATAGGAGAGAAAAATATGCTACCTAAGATGAGTATGTTAACTCCGTTTGTTTTTGTTATGGGATATTGGAAATAAAGGAGGAAATTAATGAAAAAGATTGAATTTAAAAATTTACCAAGTAAAGAAACACCACTTTCTGCTAATAATTTAAATTTGTTACAACAAAATGTTGAAGATGAAATCAACA